GATTGGTGTAAGCCGTGTAAAAAAATTGAGCCAGAAATTAAAGCGATTTCAATGTATTATCCATCTGTCTTTTTTTTGGAAGTAAACGGTGATGAACTGATGCAAAGTGAAAAACTTTCATCGAAACTAAAAGTTAGTTCCGTTCCATCGTTTTTTGGGTTTGTTGCAACGGCTGATTCATCTGGTAATCGTTATATGAAACAGGTAGGCTTTATGACAGGTGTTGATATGAATGAAATTAAAACGCTATGTGATAAAATACAAAACGCTTAAAGTATAAATATATTTAAAACTGTTTAGATATATAAGAAATCATAATACTATATAATAACAATGTCTAAAGATACCATAACATTTCGCATACGCGAACTAGACCCTGATATGATTGCTCCACCTACAAAAAATATGAATAAACCAGAACAAGGAGGTAGTAAAATTGTCATTATTGGAAAGCCTGGTTGTTTTACAAAGGGAACGCCAGTCATGATGTATGACGGAACTCTTAAAAACGTGGAAGATATTAAAGTCGGTGATGTGGTGATGGGTGACGATTGTACCCCACGAAACGTGCAAGAACTATGTTTTGGAAAAGAAAATATGTATCGTATTTGTCACCATAATGATGATGGTGAACCCTATGTTGTAAATGAAACCCACAAACTTGTCTTTAAAAAAAATGAAGAACTAGTTGAGATGGAAGTAAAAGATTATATTAATCAAACGGATGAATGGAAATCAGATTGTCGTATTTATCGACAAATTGTTTCTTTCCCTGAAAAGAAAACGATGTTGCGAGCATATGACGCTGGTCTAATATGTGGCTTGAATATGTCACATTCCATCCATCCATCATATATGTATACAAGTAAAGAAAAACGTATTGATTTTCTGAAAGGTTTTTTTGAACAGTATAAGCCATGTTATTCAGACTATGCGTGTGATATGTGTGAAAAAGAGGATAAAAAATGTAAAATGATTGATGACCTTGATTTTATGCGAAAATCTCTTGGTCTATTTTGGAACGAACACTCGACATCATTCTCTGTCTCATTTGTCGAGTATGGTGATTATTACGGATTTACACTAGATGGTAACCATCGTTTTCTTCTAGGTTCATGTGATGTTGTTCGAAATACTGGTAAAACGACGATGATTACATCTCTTCTTTACGAAAAAAGTCATATTTTTCCAGTGGGTGAAGTGATGAGTGGTACAGAAGATAGCAATGGTCATTATGGCAGAATATTTCCATCTACATTTGTGTATAATGCATTGGATAAGTCAAAGATTGAAGATTTTATCAAAAGACAGAAGGTCGCAAAACAACATCTGCCAAACCCGTGGGCTATCCTACTTCTTGACGATTGTACTGACGATCCAAAACTATTTAACGACCCAATGTTTCAAGGAATTTTTAAGAACGGTCGTCACTGGAAAATGTTATTTATTCTTAGTCTCCAATACAGTTTGGATATTAAACCAGTTATTCGCACGAATGTCGATGGTACTTTTATTTTACGTGAAACTAATTTGAGGAATCGTCGCTCGTTGTGGGAAAACTATGCAGGTGTCTTTCCAGATTTTGACCAATTTTGTCAGGTACTTGACCAGATTACAGATGATTATACGGCTCTCTACGTACATAACGCAACAACTTCTAATAAAGTAGAAGATTGTGTGTTTTGGTACAAGGCCAAGCCAATTCCACCAGAGTTTCGTATGGGATGTGAAGATTATTGGGATTTTCATAATGAACGATACAATACAGATATGGATAAGTTGATTTAACTTTTTTATAAATATTTTAAAGAGTCATTCTCACTTTAAAATGAAAGTTTCTGTGATTGAAAAAGAATATCAACATTTATTTGATACTGTTATTACAGTAAACGGGTGGGTCCTTACCACTCGTCCTCAAAAAGACGTATGTTTTATAAAACTTAATGATGGTAGCCATCCATCTGGTATTCAGTTGGTATGTACACCACAACAGATTGAGAACCATAACATTACGATTGGTTGTAGTATAAGAGCCACTGGAACTATCGTTCGTTCACCCTCTATCGAACAACCGTACGAATTAAGTGTGTCTGATATTACAGTACTTGGTTCGTGTGGGTCTGATTATCCACTTTCGAAAGGTAAGATGACCTTTGATTATTTACGTAAGTTCGCTCATATTCGATCGAGAACATCGTCTTTCGGTTCTATTTTTAGAATCAAATCAGCTATTTCGCATGCCACCCATCTTTTTTTTCATGAACGAAATTTTTTGCATATCAACCCTAACATTGTCACAATTAATGAATGTGAAGGAGGTGCCGGTGTGTTTCAGATCACCGAACATGATATCACCAATCATCTTCATCTTCCAACTGAACCTTCATCAGACTCTTCTAAAAAACATGATTGGTCAAAAGATCATTTTGGACGACCAGCTTTTCTCACGGTTAGTTCACAGCTTCAATTAGAAGCGCTTGCTTGTTCACTTGGGTCTGTCTACACAACAAATAAAAGTTTTCGTTCCGAACATTCTTCTACCAATAAACATCTTTCGGAATTTGAACACCTTGAAATCGAAGATGTATTTGTATCATTAGACGACTTGATGAGTATTGGAGAAGATTATATTAAAAGTGTGGGTCGATATCTTCTCGAGCATTCCGGTAAAGATATCGATAATCTTGGAAAATTTGTATCAAAAGGATTACGTGAACGGATTGAAACACTTGTAGATATAACGTTTACGCGCATCACCTATACAGAAGCGATTGATATTCTTACCTCTATCTCAGGTTTAAAAACGCCAGTTGTATTTGGCGAAGATTTGTGTTCAGAATTTGAACAAGCTCTCGTCCGTCATTTCAATGGACCCGTGTTTGTGAAAGAATGGCCTTCTTCTATTAAAAGTTTTTATATGAAACAACTTGGAAATAAATTATGCAGCAATTTTGACTTGATTATGCCTTACGGTGTTGGAGAGCTCATTGGTGGAAGCATGCGTGAAGATGACCTTGATACGATGATGGCGATGATGAAAGAAAAAGGTGTATCACCTGAACCTCTCTCCTTTTACACAGACTTGAGAAAATTTGGAACCGTTCCTCATGGTGGATTTGGTCTTGGCCTTGATAGGATGTGTATGCTTTTTACGGGAATGGAATCGATTAAAGATGTCGTCGCCTTTCCTGTTCATTTCAAACATTGTGCATATTAAGCATATTAATCTCATAAATTTTATAAATATATTTATAAAATGTCGACCTCTATCAAAACACGTCCATCTCTTTGGGAAAAAGTAAAAAAAGAAGTTATTCGGTCACCAAAAGGTGGCCCTTCTGGAAAATGGTCTGCTCGAAAGGCCCAACGAGCTGTCTCTATTTATAAAGCAAAAGGTGGCGGATATGTTGGTAAAAAAAGTCCTACTAATTCTTTGTCAAAATGGTCATCTGAAAAGTGGGGCTATATCAATGATATAAAAAATGATATAAAAAATGACACCAAAAAAAGTAAACGAAAAAGTAAAAAGTATGGTCGATATTTACCATTAGAAGTTAGAAAAAAATTGAGTCCTCGTGAAAGACGTACTGAGAATAAACTTAAAAATAAACGGTACGGAGAATGGGTGCCTTATTCAAAAAGCGTTGCTAAAAAAGTGAGCCGTGTTTTAAGGAAAAGTAAAAAGAAAACGACAACGAAAAGTAAGAGAAAAGTAAGAGAAAATTAAGAAGCGAATGATGAAAAGATATCTTTCCATAACGAATCAGCCAATTCATTACCAGCTAATAGACCTCCTTGGTTTGAACTCTCCCAATGAACTCCTCCGTAAATACGTGATTCGCCATTCGCGTTTGCCATGGATGTCCATGTTGGGTATTCTAGACGAAGTCCTGATAATGGAACCTGTAAGGCTCCATTAAACCCACCACTTTCACTTGAAGGTAAAGATGGCTGGACAGCGCTGCAACCTGGGTAAAAGAATAGATTGTTAATGGCCGCGTTATACCATGCATTATTATTGTAATATAATTGTGATGTGTATTTAAATGATAGCAAGTTTGTAACCGGATTGTTTAGTACAACGTAATCAGACTTTGTGAGATAATTCAATAATCGTGCGGCAACTGCTCCAAAGGTAGAGTGGCCACTCACAAAATCTGGAAAGGGTGGACTAACAGTGGTAAGTGTTTGGTAAGGAAGCCAGTATGCACCTGTATTATATTCGGGTATACCGTTTACGACTGGTGTTTTTGGATTCCAGTCTTGATGAATAGGAATGTTAACATTTTGAGAAGGATTGTATAATGATTGACGAACTTTCTGAACAGGTCGAGCTTGTAAGTTTGTTCGTTTTATTTTCCAAGCAACCAAAGATGCTTCAAATATACCGGTTGAAATGGCTGCATAATAATTAATTTCATCTATCAACGATTTATTATTAGATCGAAGATAGATGTCTGCAAAAATAATCCACACACCACTTGGCGAAGGTGTTCCGTATAAATAATTACCAGTTGAATTTACAGTGTCACCCGGGCATTGTAACCAATACTCAGAGATCAATTTTTCGGTATCATTCAATGTTGAGAGTACGTCTGTCAGATCTTTAATTTCTTTTTTCCACTGAGCAGATTTTGTGAGAGGATCTGGAAAAAGTTGTTGAACATTTGTTTGGATGGCGAGACGTGTTGCTGAGCTTGTTACACCCGTATTGGCTGTACCCCATTCAGGTGTTAGATATGATTTAGTGACTGTTCCACCTGTTCGAGTAGGAGCAGTCACTGGCGTCCAATTATTTGGGTAAGGAAGATTATTTAGATCTTGAGGAGCGCTATTTGTGCCATCAATCGAGTATGAAAGATTTGCACGATTGTTGTATGATGTATTAAAAGTAAACGTATTGAGCCACCCATCACCTTGACGAGCGGTAAAATAAGCCGTTACCAATGATTGAAAATTATAGAAAGCTTGTTGACTTACCTCATCAAGAGGTGGAAGAGGTGTATGATCATTCACAATACTTTGGTAAGACGACGGATCAGACGGGTCAAGTTGATTAAACGCGGGGTTTGGTGAGACATATGGACTGATGCTATACGGTAACCATGTGTTTAGTAGTAAAGGCATCATCCATTGGCAAACATATTCAAGCCATACTTGAAATGATATATTGATCGTACCAGTCGAAGATGATGGCCAATAATTAATGCCGCTTGGATTGGCGAAATCAAGTGGTCTAAGTGCTGGTTTACATGTATACGCATATGCATTGAAGATAATGTTTGAAAAAATAAAACACCATCGAGCACATACGGTTGGTGGTAAATTATTTAAAGCAGTAGTACGAAGAAGGCATTGAATCCAGTCTGATACCCAAAAAGAGGAAACAGTTGGATTTTGAGGGGTCATTTCTTTTATGATATTAATGCATAATGATCCTGAATCACTGAGCTGGAAAGACATTTTTATTATAAAAAATTATAATAAAAAATTTATAATAAAAATGTCGTGTACTGTTTCATGTAGTATTGCGGCTATATTTCTAATAGGAATGCTTTACATGTCATATACCATTGATAAATGTTCACTTCACGACCAATTTATGAAAACGCTATCACCTTCTCAACAAGATAAATATAAAAGTATTATGAAAGAGCGACGATCTATTTATTTTGGCGGATACTTGTTTGGCTTTACACTATCAATGATACTTGTGCATATGATGCCTATCAATAATAAATCATCATTATTGTGCCTTGTCGCAAGTACGACGTTTATTTCATCTTACTTTTTCTATATCATGTATCCAAAACAGCCACTTATGATTCTCGATCTTGATGAAAAAACACAACGAAAAGAATGGATAAAAATTTATAAAAAAATGCAATACCATTATCACATGGGTCTAGTCCTTGGTATTATTGCTGTTATGTTTTTTACACATTCAATGTGTTAAGAGGAATTTCTGGGTCGAATGAAATTCCTCTTGTAAATGGCAAAGAATTTTTAGAAGAATAATGACCAGGATTGACAAGTGTCCATGGGATAGTGTCTGAGAGAAGTCCAGATTTTACAAAGACGTACGAAACAAGTGCGCTGCACCAAAATCGATCGGTGCGTTGATAATTTTTACACAGAGATAAATCTGTAAAAATTACATCTTTCTCTGTATAAGCCTTTATCCAATCGATCACATCTGTGTCATAGGGAGTATCCCGAATAGACATATAAATGTCTTTTATTTTTTGATTGAGATCCTGTTCGTTACCGTCGTGTAATGATCGTATATAAAGTGTCCCGTATCCTTTGTTATGATACATATCAATGATCTGAGAAAGAGGGGTAATACGAACCCCAAAAATCATTTTACCAGTAACTGAGTCAGGAAAAGGCTCACCACCGCTTTCAAGAACATAATTATCTTCTGTTAATGTTTCATCAAGCCACTTTCCAGGTTGATGAAGAATGATAGAAACATGACTATAACAACTTCCTGAAAAATATTCGATAAGACGACTGTACCATCGACGAGTATCATAAAGAAGTATATCGCCTGTTTTCATTTAGTTTATGTGTTTTTTAATTATTACATATATATTGCGTAATATTGCAATATATTATTAGGCTATTAGACCGTACATGATAAAAATAAAGGTAACAAATATAATAAAGGTGATTGACACACTATAGATAAATTGAGTAGGTTTATCTACTTTTCCGTTAATTTTTATAAAATTTGGTTTAGTCAATGAGAGAAGAGTGTCGGTTACATAGATGCCGATGATAAATGTTGTAACAATACCGAGTGATGCATACAAAAGATTTTGTGTTTTTATCGTTGCAATGGACGACATGATTCTGATTATATTATTCATTATGTATTTTAAATACATAATCAAATGGATAAAGAATGTCATCTATTGTTAACGATATTAAGATGAAATATGCAGAAAAAATGATCACGGAATTAAATAAATTTTTGGAGGTGTACAACAAACGATCAGACACTTCATACACCTTTAAAATGGACCAGTATCCTTTTATTATTCGTATGATTGGTAACTATGTAGCACGTTTGGATATGACTGACAACAAATGGTTAGATACTGAAATTGTCATGTCAGATGAAGTATCGATTACGATGAGTGTGTTTTTACAATCATCAGACGATGAAAAAGAACGTGTAAAAACTTTTCTAGGGCGTTTGAAGAAAGCTTTCCATCATTCGCTTGATGATGATGTTCATCGCTATCTTGCGACAACTTCAGACTTTACTCATGACGAAAAAGAACTGTGTTTTGAATTTTACAGTAGAGTTTCGGCGTTAAATAATGCAATGAAAGCAAAAATGTTTAATGATACATCAAGTGACATTTTATCGAATGAAACGATTTCTTCCTATGCAAACGAACTCAAATCATTTAATGAATATTCAAGATATATTTCAAGTAAGAAAGAGGTTGCTCTTGTTATTCAACGATTTGACTCACATATCAAGAGGATGGCAGCAGAAAAAACGCCATCTGATATTTTTTTTGATGTTTAAAGATACTATCGTAACGTAAAATGTCAGTTCCATCCGCACCAACCATTTCAGTAAATGCGCAAACAGCAGAACCATTATTTTTTTCAAGAAATATGGGACATATGATTCACATTGCCTTTGAAACAATTATATTGAGTATTATGTCATATTATTTTTATAGAAAAACATCTACTTTATCAAATGAGATGAAAGTGATGGAGGCAAAAATTTCTCAACTAGAATTAACTGTAAAAGAACAAAAAACATTTATTAACGAAAAGATTAGTGAGATGGTTTCACTCGTCAGTTCACAAATATCACGATCATCTTTTCAAGCCCCACCTCCACCTCGTCAAGTTTATCAAAATTTTCAACAACCTGTCCAGCAATACCAACCACAACCTGTCCAACAAACGCAATACCAACCACAACCTGTCCAACAGACGGTACAGCCCGTTCAACAAGTTCAATCACAGGTTCAATCACAGCCTGTCCAACAACAGACAGTCCAACCAGTCCAACTAGTTCAATCACAACCAGTCCAACAACAGACAGTCCAACTAGTTCAATCACAACAACCAGCTCAACAACAAACTCGTTATCCGGATAATATGACTGACGTGTCGATTGTTGTAATGGAAATGATAAACCCTGCTCCTAAAAATGAAAAATACAGTCAGATTTCAGTGATTGACGATGATGACACTGATAATGACGAGACTATTGATATGGATAAAGAATTAAAAGAAGAGTTGAGTGAACTATCATCGACCTAACGACTAAATATTCTTAAATATTCTTAAAGACTCGTGTTAATTATATAATTGTATAATTAATGATGTTTAACGGTAATCACGCTGAACACGACAAATATAAAAAATGGTATGATTATTTTGAATTTCATCTTACACAACTCTACGGAATATTTATTGATCGAATGAAAAAACGCCGGATTATGTACAGAGATTATTCGTATGCTTCATTTTGTTTTTTTATTTATAATAATAGTTCTAAAAGAATACCCCGTTATTAAATATTAACGATTAAAGATGGAAAATGACATAAATGACAGAAAAAATCGTCAGCAAAAAGTAGATGATATCAGTAGTGATTATCCTGTTGAGAATGTAACTGATGATAATGTAAAAAGTATGAATGAAATTGGAGAGATGATTGAAGAGACCTTCTATCAGACATGTATTGAGATTCTTGAATCAATAAAAGAGTATCGAGATGATGTATGTCTTCCCTTTTGTGAATATATTTCGCATGACAATCTATATGATTTTATGACAGACTAAAAATATACATAATATATTTTTAAAATTATTTACCAAAAAGACATGTTAAGAGTACCTTTTGAAGGTCATTAAGTTTGGTTAGATCGTTTTTGACATCTACATCTAAGTTTTTTAGCATCGATTCTAGATCTGACTTCTTTGCAATGGGCTTCTCACGCTTCACCTTTTCATCCTTCATTGGTTGCACACGACTAAGATCATCACCTTGTACTTCTGGTCGAATGCGTGTGATAATAGGCTTTTCATCATCATCTACTTTTTTGAACAAATCGGTGACTGGTGGTTGAGGACGTGGTGGTGATGGTGGATGGAGATGTTTTTTAAGGGCAGCGATTGATTCTTTTGAACCAATGATCTTTTTGCCATTAACAGTAAGTTCTTCAAAGTCTCCTTTGTTTTTCACGCATATATTAGCAGGTGTTTCACAATATTCATCGTCATCACAGAACTCATTTCGCTGTGGATTACATTTTTTTGGTGATACAGGAGGCGATGGTTTAGGGGGGGATTGTTTAGGGGAT